ACATTTACGAGCAGAGTGCAGACATGCGTACGATGTGTAGGTTCTTTGATATCGAGCACGAAATCTTAGAGTACTATACCAATCACATTCTGGACTGCTACTCCCCTGAGCACTGTCCAGATAACCTGCTCGCGACGCTAGCTGAGCATATCGGCTTCGACTATCAAGAGCTGAAGACCATTATGTACAACCGAGTTGTGCTGAAAAACTTTATCAAACACCTGATTCGGTATAGAGGTAGCGCAACTGGTATTGCCAATGCCGCAGCTATTGACATACGGTACCGGCAGACGTATCCTAGCTATTATTATCGCTACACCAGCAACGGAGTAGAGCGTGTGGACGGTGACCCAGATGCAGGTAAGCAGATTCCGATGGTCTATCACGAGTCAATCGATGTACAGAAGACCTGGATTGATACTGACCTAGAGGCTGGTATAATCTATCTGTTTATAATCGCAAGTGACTACTTCCCGCAGATTACAGCAGGTATGACCGACGAGGAGAAGCAAGCAAACTTTGAGGAGCGGATGCGCCGGCTGCTGGATTTGGCTTACCTCCAGGAGTATGTACGTCCTGTGGGTATGTATCTATTGCCAATGGTTGCGCAGAAGGCTAACCCGTACACCGATTTGGCAGTCAAGGCTGTCGTTATTCCTGAGTATGAGCGCAATTCTGAGAACGGCGTTACCGGTACTCCGAATGCGTCAATGGTTCATCAATATGACAGAATGCTCTTTGCTAAGGTTGAGGACCCGGACGAGCCGCTGTCAGTCGAACCGTGGCTGAGAACTGTGTATCACTCTCAGATTGCTGGTCAGCTTCGCCACAAATATTTCAGACGCCCCGTGTTCCACATCGAAGGAAAGTTTCTATATTATGACCACGACGAGCTGTTGTCTATCTACCAGGGCATCCAAGAAACAGTTCCAGGAATGGAAGGCATGAAAGTCGGAGACGCCTTGTATAATCCTAATCTGTTCGATGCAGGCGGTAGTTATAGCTACGGCCCAGCAGAAGCGAATGAGCCCCTTACAATCCAGGATGCGGGTAAGGCTAGGTATACGACAGCAGATGAACCTCTTCGTTATCCTGACCACGTCGGCTTCCCAGTTGAGGGGCGTGTATATGAGGACACCGATGATGTCGTACTTCCTCCGGTTACGAGCTCTGACGATGAGTATCCTATCTACCAAGACCCACAAGCTGTTAGGGCATCAACAAGACCTGCACCTGGATACCTCGAGAGTGCATGGACAGGTACTCATGTCCCTGCTACCGAAATACCTGGTGATGCTGATGACGGCACGAACAAGAACATGATGATAAATCTGTTCGAACTTGATGACGAAGGAAACTCCCTGTACACCGGTAAGTCGGAAGTCAACATCGCAGGTAAGGGCATGGTCGATAAGGAACTGATTCCGGGAACGCCAGAGTACGACGTCGAGCACAATGACAAGCCAGTCGGCGACGATATGTACTTCACGGTTAAGGAGCCTGAGGTTCCTGATAACCCAGATGAGTATATCCCATAATTCAAATCTGCATCTTATTCCCATGGTTTTGCTTAACTGCGCCGTGTTGTGTTGTGTAGTTGTTTACCTCACATCACAGCAGTTAAGCAAAACCATTTTTATGCTCAAGTCTTGATGGGACATTATATAATAGGACGACAGGACTATGTCCTGAATATAAGGAAAGGGTGAATAATATGGTTAAAACGTACAGCTATGACCAAGACGTCAGATTGACGCCGCATTTCCGGTCAAGCGAGTTTCGCTGCAAGTGTGGGAAGAAGCACGATTACAAGATTGACGAGAGCCTCCCGCAGAACCTCGAAAAGCTCTTTACCGTAATCCCTGAGCTCTTCGGCATTAAGGTTAAGGAAATCAGACTTACCTCCGGCTTCCGATGCGTTAAGCACGACAAGAGCGTCGGCGGCTCTGGCTCAGGCCCGCACACCGGCGGCTTTGCTGCTGACTACTGCGTCTATGATGAAGACGGAAAGATAATCAGCACGAAGCTGGTTTGCTGCGCTGCTCAGGAGATTGGGTTCAAGGGCATCGCAAACATCGACGCGAACTATCTGTACATCCATTCTGACATGAAGGACCGCATCTGGCGTGGAAATGAGTTCCTCAAGGGCAACGGCTCAATCGAGTCTGGCGACTTCTGGACTTATTTTGGCATTACCAGAAAGACGAATGCAGCTGATGCTGAAGTCGTTGTCGGTCGTGGTATTGATGTTTCTGCATGGCAGGGTGACATCGACTTCGCAAAGGCAGCACCTGAGATTGACTTTGCAGTCATCAGAGCTGGTTTTGGTCGGCTTGTATCGCAGGAAGATGTGAAGTTCCGTCAGAACTATGACGGATTCAAAGCACAAGGCACACCGCTTGGCGTGTACTGGTACTGCTACGCAGAGAACGCAGAGGACGCTAAGAAGGAGGCTTATGCCTGCCTGGAGGTTCTGAAGGGTAAGCAGTTTGAACTTCCTATCTTCTACGACATCCTGGAAGATGACCACATTCCGATTTTGAAGAAGGGAGCACCGGCAGGTCAGGAGCAGGCTCAGGTGTCTCGGTTGATAAACGAAATCGTACCTGCATTCTGCTCAATCCTGGAACAGAACGGCTACTATGTCGGCGTCTACTGCAATACTGCTGGTTATACCAGCTACCTGAACGACAGCAACAAGCAGCGGTATGTCCAGTGGGTGGCTGATTGGCGCGGCACCTGTGGCTACACCGGTCAGAAGGTCTTGTGGCAGTATAGCTGCAAGGGTAAGATTTCTGGCATTGAGGGTGACGTCGATAAAGACTATGCCTACACCGACTTTGCTGTTATCAAGGAAAAGGGCTTCAACGGCTGGGGTAAGACAGACGACACCCAACCTACTCTGCCTGGTGAGAACACTCCTGGTGGCTCTACTACCAATGAACCCGGTGAGCCGGCTATTAAGCCGAACACACCGAATCCTACTCCTGATGAAGCTGAGAACATCTTTGAGAAGATTCTGAAGGAGATTCAGGCGATTAACGCTAAGCTATAATCAATCCTAAGATAGGAAGGAGGTGAGGTCCTTGGATAAGATGATATCAAGAGCACATCTAACATCGAACGTCAGAGTTGTTGTAGGTAAGATTGATGCGAACGGCAAGTTGCACGTTCGTACCCAGCAGCGGTTCAAGAACACCGCTACTAGGAACATGACAGAATCAATCTGCAATTATCTGACTGGAGCTGAAAACACATACAAACGCGGTAAAGGACGCCCTAACTTTATGGGAATAGGCACAATGGGTATTGTGCGTCAGAACGATTTGGAACCTGCAGACGTAGCAGTCAACTTTGAAGATAAAATCTATGAGCCGGGTGAAACTACTCGCCCTTGGTTCGAGTCAACCTCACTGGGATTGACAACTGTTTGCGGACCTGTAAACGTCGATGAGTCCGGAAAGAATACGCATTTCTGGGACCCACAATATGGCTGGGGTAAAGACGGATTTACAGGTGAACCTTCTGATGAGCCTATATTCCAGGGCGAACTCTGTACCGACATACCAAGGGCGGAGGGGATTCCTGACTATGATGACATCACGAGATTATCGATTCTACGTGCTGATGTTCTTTCTGATTGTCCTGCTGATTGGGATTATGGTTCAGAAGGATACGGCTCAGAGGCAATATTCTATTCCTACGGTTCTGTCGAGTGGGTTCGCAGACTCTTGCATCCCCAGCGGGTTCTGAGAGATGAAGAAACAGGCGAGCCTGTCGTAAATCCCGACACCGGCGAGCTGATTTACATTCCAGTCGGACCTCAGCTTAATCGGATGGCTATTTCGGAGTTCGGTTTGTATGAGAAGAACAATACCGACCCGCATGGCTTAGAAACGATGCTGGCGGGCTTCCGCGTACCGACAGCAGAAGATATTGTGTATGTGTCTGACGGTGAGGTCATTCTTATCGAATGGCGTGTAATCGTTCGAGCTCTCATGCCGGCTGAAGGTGTTCGCATCATCGACCCGACAATCATTTCACCTACAGGCATTAAGGTGCTCGCGTCTGTCGAGGACGAGAAGAACGTCAACTTTACATCGATTGTTCGAGGTCCTTCTGGCGTTAGCCAGAGTGTAACCTGGTCAATGGATGATGAGCACCCTGGCACAACGCTGACGCCTACAGGCACTTCAACTGCGTCTTTGCATATAGCAGACGACGACAATGCTGATGTAATCTACATCACTGTCGCTTCGGTTGTTGACCCATGGATTTTGGCTAAGACTGCTGTTATCACTGGTCTTATCAAAAACCTGATTACCGGCATTACGATTACCACGGAGTCGGTGTCTAACTTTGAGGTTCAGCTGAGTGCTGAGGTGCTGGGTAAGGGTACGTTTATTCAAACAGTAACCTGGTCGATGACAGGACAGGACCCCGACCACAACTCACATATCGACCCCGACACTGGTCTGATTACGATAGACTTTGAGGAAACGTCAACGGCATTTCGTGTCGTGGCTACATCGGTAGGCGACTCCAATATCTTCTCAGCTGCTGCTGTCGTCCGAATCGACAAGACATCTGGCGCCTATACGATTAGCGACTTTACACTGCTGACGGAGGGAGATGAGCCTGATGCCTCCAATCTCTAATGAGCAGTATTATCTGAGTGTCGGCTACTCCGTATGGGGAAGGTGGCAGGTAAGGCAAAGCCCTGTGAGCGACCCGACACAGTGGACTCTGATAGAGGACCTAGGACCTGCCTTGAAAGCGGCTTACATCGAGGCAGACGGTGACTTCTTAGCTGAAGCACAGAATGACCACTTCTCTTTCTACTCGACTGATACGCCGTGGATAGCGGTAATTACTGAAGAAGACAAGCTGTACGTCAAGAAGCTGCGGGAGCCGATAGGTAACTCGATACTGCTAGCAGAAGACGTCGCAGTAGCCTGCATGTGCAGAACTTGGCGCTCTTTAACCTGGGGTGTGGATACGGGCTTGGTTGTTGGCTACGTTACGAAGTCTGGAGCCGCTTGCATCAGAGAGTATCGTGATGTCGGCGGCGTCCGCGCCTGGGATGCAGAGCAGGTCATAGAAGCCTCCGGAGCTCAGAACATCAAGGTAATCCGGTTGAACGATTACCGGACAGGAATTCTGTGCTACCCGAGCTCTAAGCTGTATGTTTCCGAGCGCAATTACATCGGAGGCACTGCTAGAACAGAGTATGCTTACAGCGATATCTACGACGACTTCTTGGTGTTTGCGACAGAGCTGACAACAGAACCGCCTGATGATGTCGAAATCACGAACGTCGAGCTCTATGACCTGTACACCATAAAGGTGACTGCGAACTACCCGTTCTACAGCCGAGATAATAACTGGGCGGACATCTCCTGCACGTCAGGAAATTATGTCGTGGATGATTTCCGAGTTGAGGACGGGTTTTTGTGGATTACGCTAACGCAGCCTGTGGTCGGTAGAATGGCTTATGTCAGATTTCGTATCCGAGCATTCAACCGGTTACGATATGAGCGGACAGCGAATTGCCGCCCGATAATGCCGGAAACGGATTTTGCACTTGAAGCTGAGCCGATGCCTTATACCGAAACTGCTTACATTGCGCTTTCAGATAGCGGGTTGACATCTATTGATGCAGTTCCTAGACAAGACCTGACCGGCGGCGTGACCGAGACTATCTTTACCGATATCAGCGATTCTGCTCTAGCTACAATAACTGAAGTTGAGGTGGTTGATAAGGCATACGACACTTATACCGAATCTATTTCGGTGTCGGTTGGCGATTCGTCGCTAGCATCGATTACCACGACTCAATCCGGTGTACTGCCGGTGTAAGGAGGTATTTATGAACGGAAGAAACGCAGTCAAAATACACAACTGCTTTGACCTTGTCCTGACAAATACGCAGACAGGTGAACAGAAGACGTACCATACCGAGAATATTGTTCTGGACCAGTTCTATACGTCCCGAATCTACAATACTTATGGAGGCATTGTAGACACGATACAGCTAGGTACCGGTGTCGGTACGCTGTCTACTAGCAGAACTAGCTTGTTCAATCGTCTTACAAGTCACTCTTGGTCTTCTAGCACGGGCAATACGGTTTGCTTTTCTGAGATTTCGCAGCTCAGTGAGACCAGGTTTAAGTGGTCTATGCTAACAACCTTTGTCGAAACTGAGGCTAATGGTGAGTTGACAGAGGTTGGTTTAGCATTATCCAGTAACCAGAATGCGATGGTTACCCACGCACTGTTCACAGATTCAGAAAACAACCCGATTACGATAACTAAGACTAACGTCGACCGGCTTACGATAACTGCCACTGTGTTTGCTGAGTTCACCATTTCAGGTTGGATTCAGCCATTCGGTTGTTCGTATAGAGGCGAAGGTGTAACGAATCCGGCATGCTTGTGCAACACCAAGATTGATTATGAAGAATCAGCACCTTGGTCTGTGTCAGGACCATTTAATGCAACCGCCGGTAATAACGAGGTGAATACCCGACGGAATAGTATGTCTAGGTTTTCTAGATGGATTTCTGGTATTACCGGAAACGTGGTGGGTTCAGGTCAGGGAGCTACTTCCAATAACATGACCATTGCTTACTACCTTGTAACCATACCTCCATCTAATTCACACCCCAATGACGGTACGTCAGCTAGTGGAAAGCGCCGATTCGAGCCGCAGTGCCACTACCTGAATGGAAGTACAAAAACCTACTATACGCTAGCATCAGGTCTGTTCAGAGCTGAGCTGAACGGACAGTACAATTCTAGTAACGGTAATATCACCGTCGGAGGTGTAACATATACCTATCAGATAAAAGCTATAGGCGTAGACGACCTGTTCTACATTCCCCTACCGAATCATGACATATTCCCGCCGAAACAGTTGACCTTTGAGTTGACAGCTGACGGGACGTCGACTGGGTATAATCTAGGCGTTCCGGAGCTGATGACGTCTAATGTCGAGGTTAGAATAGACGGTGTTCTGCAAGACCCGAGCACCTATACGTTCTGGGGTAAGGATTTTAATCTGAAGCAGGCGTGGGTAAATGCTGATACCAAACACCTGAAGGAGTCTCAGATTTTGTGGGACCTGAACGCTACTGGATCGTGCCGATTTGATTTGCCGTTCCCTTGTTATGCTACTAATAGTAACAATATAGGCACGAACGGCCGCGTGTGTGACGGCAATGGCGGCCCGGCGGCTCTGGTTTACGATTTCGGGTCTCCTAAGACTGTCGATACGCTGGCATCAATAGCCACTTCTACGCTTTCATACTCCACCGACGGTGCGAACTGGACTCAGGTAGCGTCGATAACGCAAATTCCGCAATCAAACAATCACCCTGTTATATATCAGCAATTCACACCTGTGTCTGCTCGGTACTGGAAAGTCACTCTAAGTGGCCGGTATTCTTCTGACCCGCAAACCTGGGATAACACGCTCATTTCGCTGTTCTCCCAGTTTGACCTCATGAAGCCTCAGATTGAATTCAACAACCCGCCTGCGTCTGGTGCTGTTATTCAGGTTAAGGCGTATACTGAATATCCGATTAAGAACCAGAACTGGATTATCAACGGTACGGTTATCGACGGTGTTATTCAGAGAGGTAGTGGACAATGAATATCGAATACGTGATTGACATTCCGGCATTGGCTGACCCGAAGCTCTACGAAAGCAGGAGTGCAATCCTATTCGAGGCTTTGCCGGAGTTAGCTAAATCAGCCGAAATAATCCTAGGTGCCTACCAAGGGCTTATCTGGGCAACCGGAACCGGAGCACCTATCATTGAGGATGCGACAACCTGGGGCACCAAGATGCTCCCAGGTGCCGGTCCGTTCTACTTCGCAAACACCGAAGAGGGAACGCCGACACTTGCGCATCTAGACATACCAGAGCCTGCTCTGGAACCTAGTCAGCAGTCTGAAGTATAATAGAGTGGAGGTGATTATATGTCCATACCAACCGAGGGTAAGACACTAGGTCCGGATAGCACAGTTAGCCTGGTCAGGAAGATACTGGATAAGATAAAGTACTCCAAAGGGTTCAATTTCGCTACCGGTTACCCCACCGGAGGTCGTTCAATACCGCTACCTACTGCATCACTTCAGAATTGGAATGCGATAGGCACTCTAATCACGATACCTGAAACAATCTACCTAAAGGGTAAGGTAAACTTCCGCTCTCTGGTAGCTTTCTACTCAGACGGCGGTGAGGTAGACATAATGCTAGGGCTGTATCGATACAACGGTGAGAGTTCTGGAAGCCCTACCTGCTCCTTGCTCCTGGGTACATACATAATCCCGATATCTGAGGGCGGTTGGCTTGAATCGCCGGCTATCGTAGGTGAACCGATTACCTTATACCCAGGTGATACCTACTACCTGGTTTTGTTCTATAATGCAAGTGGATTGGGTATGCTAGGTAATTCCGGTGTGTTGGCTGACAGCTACCCTTACCTGTCGTTCTTAACGACTAACCTAGGGGATTTGGCGTCACCTCCCGCCACACTCTCGATAGGTACCGAGACGGTTAATCACATCTACGGCTCAATCTATTCGGTTAACGAGGGGTGATTAGGTGAATACCGACATCATGTACGGCAACACGCCGTTATATGCCTATGTTCACATCAGCATACGGAGGAAAATCGCTTTCCCGCTATTCGAACGCAACCAGCGAATCCAAGGATACCTACACGACGTCTTCCGGATAGAGTGCTATTCGGAAGCCGAAGTGTCATGGTATAAAGACATGTGCAGCCGTCTGAAGCATTGGCTAGTTCTTTTGGAAGTTGAGTACATAGAGCTAGTCAAAGACGGGTACGTGAATAATATAGATGGAGGTGGTAAATTAGAATTCACACCCGATACTACTCCAACCCGTGAGGAGATAGACGGAAAAGACTTCGGTATGACTGACATTCGAGAAGTATACATTGACAAAGAATTTTAAGTTAAGGTAGGTTGATTGGAAATGAGCATTGATAACATCATCACAATCCTAGTAGCAATCATCGGCAGCGGAGTAATCAGCCTTTGCTTGCAGCGTCATTGGGCGAAGCAAGATGAGAAGAAAGCTAGGGAGCGAGCACAGTCGGAAGAGGCGAAGCAGGAGAGGGCGGAGCGGGAATTAAACACCCGCATGATAAAGAAGCTCTTTCGTGCTAATTTGACTCAGACGATAAATAACGTCCGGCATTGGTTGGATGACCCGGATATTTCTGAATCACAGCTTGTTCTCTATGTTACTGAGCTCCATGACGATATGGAAGATTACTTCACGATGGGAGGTAACGGCGCTACCCACGCCGCGTATGTTGAGCTCTATAAAGAAATCGCAACCAAGAAACCGGAGCTGATTTCGGTAGCTTGGATAGATTCGATTGCAAATGATGTTCCGAAATGAGAAAGGTAGGTAAGTATGGAAAAGTTCAATCAGATTCTTATCGACATCCTCGCAACCGCGCTTGCAACTGTTCTGATTTGCTTCGTCAGAGCTGGTATCAAGTGGCTGGGCACCAAGGTTGAGTCTGAGAAAATCAGGCTTGCCCTTCAGGAACTCCAGACAGTCCTGGAAGACGGAATCGGCTTCGTCGAGCAGACGTTTGTCCGTGTTGCTAAAGAAGGCGGCACTTGGGACAAAGCTGCACAGGAGGAAGCCCTCAAGCTATGTCGCGATTATGTGCTGGGCAACATCACAGACAAGACATTGAATTTGCTGACTGAAGATAAGGAAGAGATTGTATCGTGGCTGACTGCCAAGATTGAATCGCAGATTCATTATTCCAAACCTCCTCAGGAATAAGTAGGAGCTCCCCTGGCTCAGGTCAGGGGAGTTTCTGCCTTATTTTGAACCGTGTTGTATAATAAAATGTGTACCACGTAGCATGCTATGTGTACGCTAAGGTTCTGCTTACGATAACCATAATTATAGTATAACTGTATGTAAAACACTACCACGTGGTATGCGTTAGCGTGCGTGTTGCGAGTATAACTTCGTTTTCAAGATGTATAATGTGTTATAATCAGTTATACAAAACAACAGGAGGCGATTAGATGGCAGATAATCCTAGTGCCAGACAGTACGAATGCGCAAACTGTGGTCGTGTCTTTTATCTTCCGGTAGGCATGAGTCCGACAAAATACGCTTATCAGGTCAGCGTCAAAGACGAACGAGGAAAGTACACCAAGAAGAAATGCTGTGGATACCGGTGTTTCCGCGAGTGGGAAAAGTCCCACGAGTAACTTCGAAATCACAGTGTGATTGTGTTATAATGTGATTGTAGTTAAACACTACACGGTTCCTACGCACCTGTGGGGGAATTGGCAGACCCGTTGGGTTTAGGTTCCAATGTCGAAAGGCGTGCAGGTTCAAGTCCTGTCAGGTGCATTCGGGCTTTGCAATCGCATTGCCCAGACATAAATTCCTTCATTTTCTTTTCTGAGCCTCCGGGCGCTGCTGAAAAGTCCGGAGGCATCCGACAAATTCTCAGCCATAGAGCTATTCTCCTTTATTCTTGAACTTTGTGAAAGACAGAGCGAAACTGTCATGCGTTTTCAGGTGCGTAAGGCTAGTCAACGCATTCGTTTATGTTGATAAGACTCACAAAGTTCACCGCCCTAGGTCGGGGTGTAGCGCAGCTGGCAGCGCGCCTGCTTTGGGAGCAGGATGCCGCAGGTTCGAATCCTGTCACTCCGACCAATACACCGCGCGGATGGCTATGTAGAGCAACCGACGGGTTAAAGTTCCCTAGATTCAATTCGGTTTAAGAACTTTTGGCGCGGAATATAAGCTAATATGAGCCTTGAATGCCGGGTACTTTACTTTCGGCTTCGACAACCCAATCAGCTTACTTCTTTACTTCCTTTTGCAGGGGAGCCTGCGTACCCGGCGGGCTCCCCAATCCAAACTTTATGGTACCGCAGCGCGGCTAGATGACGTGCATTCGCGAACGGGGGCATAGGCGATTGTAACCCCCGACGCCAATCGCCAGCAGGGGTAGGACCTGCCGGTACCACCATCCCAGGTACTCTGGGACGCTTGTTGACCCTTTCATTGTTCTTTTCAAACACTGATTTTGACCTTCGGGTCGCTTTTTGCCGAAATGATGGAATGGCAGACATGACAGACTCAAAATCTGTTGCCTTAAGGTGTGCGGGTTCAAGTCCCGCTTTCGGCACTCAATAAGCCGTATGTCCGGGTGGTGAGGGAGCGGTCTTGAAAACCGTCGGCCCGAAAGGGCTTGCAGGTTCGAATCCTGTGTACGGCGCCAAATAGGCTGTGCCAGCAGTCCTCCGGTTTAGTCCGGCGTGGTCTTTGAGTCTGGATAGCTCACTGGCCTGAACCTCTACGATAACGAGGCATTTGCGAGCTTGGTGGAACAACTAGGTATACACGCGGCATCGACCGTGCGAGTGGGTAATAGCGCTATAGAACCACTCCAAGTGCAGGTTCGAACCCTGCAGCTCGCACCAGTGGTGGGTCCAGTGGCATAGGGCTGGTGACTGTTCGGAAAGACGAATTCGCTACATAGCTCAACGGTATAGAGCTTCTCGGTATGCAGGTTCGAAGTTTTCTAGGGGCTTCTTTTCCAGCATACAGGAGGGTACTAGGTTCGACTCCTAGTGTAGCGAGAGGACTAGCCTCCTCGAACAGGGTAGCAGACAGAAGTGGGCTATGCGCTTCTGTCTGGTTGCCCAACATCTGTGCGCAGTGGTTTAATGCAGGTTCAACTCCTGCAGCGCGCTTCGCTCATATAGCTCAGGGATAGAGCACTCTGACGTCTACGGCATTCAGCGTTAGAGTTGTCCCAGGTTCAAGTCCTGGTATGGGCAGGGAATAGTCTCCCAGGGTGCTCGTGGTTCAAATCGGTGAGAGCAGACTATGGCTCGAAACCGAGAGCGCCCGTCTGCAACAGAGGAAGAAACGCGGCTATGTGAACTATACGGTAGCGCATACGACGACCGCTGACGGCTGTTGCAGATTATGCGAGTTTGGGGGAATTGGTATACCCTTAATACCGAGGCTGTTAGAGCAGACATTTGCGACGTGGCAGATAAGGTAGAAGGGACTGCGAATGTCAGACAGTACCATGCAGGTTCGAATCCTGCAACTCGCACCAATAGGAGAAGAGGCTCCTTAGCTGTTTGCAAGCGGCTTAAACATCCTCCGGGGAGCGACACCCGGGAGCCCTAGCATCAAGGGTGGGTACCAAAAAGCCGTGCTAGGTATTCCTTCGCACGTTAATCCTATGGAATCATGTGAGTGGTCTTGATGCCCGACGCACTCACAACCCGGGCCCCTAGCGCAGTCGGTTAGCGCTACCGGCTCATAACCGGTTGGTCCTGGGTTCGAGTCCCCG